GATGGACTAAGTGGAGACCCGTTCGGAGAATCTGATGTAAAAGAGCTTCTAGACAATCAAATTCAATACAATAGACTATCTTCAGAAGATGTAGACACACTTAGAAAAGGTATGGATAGGATTATTTATGGTATCGACATAGACCCAGAAGCATCTGAAAAATTTAAACTAAAGCCTGGAGCATTTTGGGACGTACCAACAGACCCTACAGCAGAAGGGAAACAAGCTACACTAGATACAATACCGACAGACTTTGGTTATGGAGACAAGATAGAAAACTCTCTAAAACGTATCAAGTCAGATATGTATGAGATGCTAAATATACCAATGTTATCAAATGACGAGCTAAAGGGTATGATGACATCAGGCAAAACTATGAAGGCGCTATACTGGCAACTTATTACTAGATGTGAAGAGAAGATGATGGCTTGGCGACCTGCTTTAGAATGGCTAATAAGAGCAATACTTGAAATAACAGAAGTATATCAAATAGAAAATTTACCGCAGCTTGATTACACTGTTACAGTAGAAAATAACTATCCTTTGCAAGAAGATGAAGACGAAGAAAAGACATTAGATTTGCAACAAGTAAATGCACAGGCTATGTCTAGAAAAACATTCATCAAGAAATGGCAAGGTGTTACAGATGATGTGGCCGATGCTGAAATAAGACAAATAGCACTTGAAAGAGAAATGCTAGAAGAAAGTTATGTATCGGGAATGAGTGATCCAGTTGAATAATTTTTTCAAACAAAAGAACAAAACTGAAAAATTAATGACTAGAGAAATAAAAAAAGCATATAAAAGAGTAGCAAATAATCTAATTAAAAGATTAGCTCTAGTTAATCCAGATACGATGACATATGACTATTTAAGACAAACTGCTAAGTATCTAGAAAAGGAATATAAGAAGCTTAATAAAAGACTTAATAAAGATATAGAAAAGGCTATAGTAAACACCATAGAAGGCTATACACAAAGCCAAGTAGAGTTTTACAGTGATTTATGTAAACCTCTATCTAGTAGCTTTGAAGATATGTTTAGCAAAGTGAATAAGCAAGTTTTAGACAATGTTATTACAGGCAAAATGTATGGAGATAACATAAAACTTTCTGACAGACTTTGGAGCAATCACAACAAGACTGTAAAGACTATAAACGATATACTCACAGATGGATTTATTAGTGGTAAAAACAGTAAAGATATAGCTAAAGACTTAGAGGTTTATTGTAATCCAGATTATTTAAAGGAATACGAAAAGTTTACTATTCATCCTAAAAGTAAAAACAAGGTTGAATTTAACTCATATAGATTAGCAAATACATATATAAATCATGCATACCAAGAAGCAACAAGGCAAAGTGCTAAGCATAATCCATTTGTAGAAAAAGTTGAATGGCTAAGCGGAACAGACGATAATGTATGCGATTTATGTAAAGAACGAAACGGAAAGAGGTTTAAGGTCGAGGATATTCCACTCGACCATCCGTGACCATTAGGACGATGCACCTTATTACCAGTCATAGAAGATGATTTAGAAGATATAGCTAGAGAGTTAAAAGGCTGGGTTAATGGTGATAAAAATGAAAAGCTTGATAAATGGTTTGAAGCATGGAAGGTTAAAATATGAGAGATTTATTGTTTAAAATAGGGGTAAAAATGGGCTGGGTTACAAGTCCAAGCATCTTATTTGACTTAGCAATGTTAGGTGAGAAATCAACTTACTATGAAAAATACTATAAGAAGTATAAGAAAAGATGTAAATGGCTGTAAAGCCTTATTTTTATGTCTTTTTTTAGTTTGTAGACGTAAAAGAATAAACTAAAAACTATATTCAAGAAACGGACTTGTAAAAAGTGTAAATATAGGAGGAAATATGGAATTTAAAGAATTATTAAAAGCACAAAGCTTAACAGATGAACAAATAAATAACATTACTGCAAAGATGAAAGAAGAAAAAATATATACTACATCTTTAGAAAATGCAGACGAAAGATATACAAAGTTAAAAGGGCAAAAGGCTGATTTAGATGAACAAATAAAAGCTGCAAATACAACTATAACAGAGTTGAAGAAAAATAATAAAGACAATGAAGCATTGCAACAAACAATACAAGACCATGAAACTACAATAGAAAATCTAAAAAAAGAATCAGCTCAAAAGGATTTTAACTATGCATTAGATAGTGCATTAAAAGATAACAAATGCAAGAATGCTAAGGCTCTAAAAGCTTTGCTTGATTTAGATAATATTAAGTTTAATGAAGGTAAATTAGAAGGCTTAGAAGGTCAATTAAATGCATTAAAAGAAAGTGATGGATATTTATTTGATACATCAAATCCAGCCCCAGGTAATACTGGTGGAGCAGGTAATCATCCAAGAGTTGGTGGTGGTTCTGGAGCAGTAACAAAGGCAGATTTAATGAAAATGCCTTACAGTAAACGAGTTGAATTTTACAACAACAATAAAGAAGAATTCAACAGATTAATGAATGAATAGGAGATGATGGATATATGGCAACAACAAAATTAGCAGATATTATAAACCCTGAGGTTATGGGGCCAGTGATAGGAGCAAAAGTGGAAGCACTTTGTAAAATAACACCATATGCAAAAGTTGATACAACATTACAAGGTGTTCCAGGGGATACAAAAACAACACCAAGCTGGGAATACATAGGAGATGCAGAAGATGTAGCTGAAGGTGAAGAAGTCGGAACAGTAGGATTAAAAGCTGGGTCAACTACTTTTACAATAAAAAAAGCTATGAAAGCTGTATCTATAACTCAAGAATCTATTAATAGTGGATTAGGTAATCCAGTAGCACAAGCTGAAACTCAATTAGCAAAATCTATAGCTCAAAAAGTTGATAATGATGTATTAGATGCTGCTTATACTGGAACTAATAGAGTAGCTGGAGGTACATTAGCTGTAATATCTTACAGTGGTATAGTTGATGCAGTAACACAATTCGAAGATGAAGAAGATGGAATAGAAAAGGTTATGTTTATACATCCAAAACAAGAAGCAACTTTACTAAAAGATTCTAACTTTTTATCAGCTGATAAATTCACTGCTGGAGTAGCAGTAAACGGAGCTATAGGTAAAATAGCTGGTTGCTGGGTTAAAAAATCTAAAAAAGTTATGTTAGTTCAAGCAGAAAAAAATGACAGTGGGACAGTGACTATAACAGAAGATAATTTAGCTGAATATAAAAAGAAAACTTTAGATGGTTCTACTTTAAAAGTAGGCGATAAAGTTAATGCAGTGGCAGCAGCTAACCAATACTATTTAAATCCAATATTAAAAATGGAGCCAGACAGTCCTGAAACAGAATATACAGAAGATGAATTACCAGCAATAACAATCTTCCTTAAAAAAGATACTTCTTTAGATCATGAATGGTTCCCTAAAAAACAAATACATGATTTAACAACTGCTAAATACTATGGAGTAGCTAAAACTAACGATGCTAAAATAGTACTTGCTAAATTTAAAAAATAATAGGACGTGATTTAGATGGATGATTTAGAAATGCTAAAGCTAATTTTAAGGGAGAGTGATTCTCCCTTTTTTAGCGATGAACAACTCCAATTTTACGCAGAAAAAAATAACTATGACATAAATAAAACTGCTTATGAATGCCTTCTAGCCAAAGCAGAAGATGATAGTATTGCCTTACCAGGGGGATTAAGCTTGCCGAACAATAAAGAATACTGGTTAAGGCTTGCTAAAAAATACAGACCGAATGGAAGTAAGATCTTATGATAAATAAAGAAAAAATCAAATCGAAAGTTGAAAAAGCAATAAAAAAGCTCCCTTCTTTAGGAGTGGTTAAGCGAGCTTACACAAATGATTTTGGAGAAAAGTCAGACTTACTTGAATTAGTATGTGAAATAGAAGGCTTATATCATGAATCAAATAATCAGTATGGCCAAAGTATAACATTGCAAAATAAAGCAGAGGTAATAAAAGAAAAAAGTATATATTTTTTAGTTGTATACGATGAGACTGCGAAGCTTATACAGAAAGATGACTATATATATATAAATGGCTATAAATATCAAATTAAAGATATTGGAAATGTAAATAAAATGGATATTTATGCGGATATGAGATTACAAGAGGTGAGCTACGATGAGTAATTTTAGCATGAATATTGACGAGTTAATGGATATGTTAGAACAAAAAAGAAATAGAACAAAAGCAGCGCTTGAAATATATGCTAATAGCTCAGCTACAAAACTTCAAAATCACGCAAGAGTAAATAAACCTTGGACAGATAGGACACATGATGCTAGAAATAGACTTAATGCATCATGGGAATGGAAAAACGAGAATGTATTAAGTATTGCATTATCACACGGAGTTAATTATGGGATATATCTAGAAAAAGGAACATCACCACATGTTATAACAGGGAATCCTTGGTTGTATTGGCAAGGAGCTAGTCATCCTGTTAAAAAAGTCAATCACCCTGGTACAAGACCTTATCCAATTATAATGCCAACAATAAATGAAATAGGTCCACAGGTTATGTCTGGACTAAGTATACTTCTAAGGTAGGTGAGGTTAATGTTTCAGGATTTATATAGATTTCTTAGAACTGGCGGATTAAAAGTGTACTCACTTGGACAACAGGATAAAATTTGCACAGACCCATTTGTATTGATTTATGAAGCTGGAACAGAAGATACTTCAAGTAGTAAGAATCTAAAAAAAGAAAGCATAGAGTTATGGGTATTTTATCCTTTTAATGAATACTCAAAGGTTGAGGATTATATAAAACAAGTTGAAAATACAATAAAAAAATTCGGCAAACTAAGAAAAAATTATGATAAGTATGCAATAGAAATTGATAATGATATGAAAGCATATTATACAAAACTTTCGTATTTCAGATATGTATATAGAGAAGGAGGTAGATAAATATGGCAGCTACAGTAAAAAAGATAAATCAATGCCACTATCAGATGTATCATTGGTTAGAGTTGTAACTGAAACTGATATTTTTAGTTTCAAAACTTCTGATGAAATTTCAACAGAAGAAGTGGTTTCAGAAGGCGAAGAACAAACTCTTAAGCTAAAGGGTGAAATATATGCAAATAGAGAAGCTAAAGATACTGTACTTGGTTATGACTTAACTTGCAAAGACAATGTAATGTGTCCTGAGCTTCTTAAAGTTATTCAAGGAGGTACTATCGAATACGATACAGATGGAAAAACTTTTAAAAAATATACAGCACCACCAGTAGGACAAAATGCATCAAAAACATCGTTTGATGTTGAAGTTTATTCTGCAGAAGTAGGAACAGATGGAGACACTGGAAACTTTTCAAAAGTGACATTCCCAAGTTGTAAAGGAAAATCAGTGCCTTTAAGTTTTAAAGATGGTGAATATTATTCAAATGAATATACTATTCAATCAAGACCAGAGAAAGGAACTGCACCTTATACAATAGAAAAAGTAACTGCTTTACCAAATGATACAGTATCAGAATGAACAAATGATATAGAAGAAAATAAGATTGTAGAAGAAAATAATGTTATAGATGAAATAGACCTCTCTAAATAATTTTAGAGGGGTTTTTATTATGAAAGGAAATAGATAATGGAAAATTTACAAGTAACAAGTTTAGAAAAATTAAAAAGAGTAAAACAAACTCAGATAGTAAGTTTAGGTAAGTTTGAAGATGGAACAGAACTTATAGCTGAGCTAAAAAGACCAGATATGCTAGCTTTTATAACAGAAGGTAAAATACCTAATACTCTTTTACAAGAAGCAGCAGAAGTATTTAACGGGAAAACTGAAACTGTAAACAAAGCAACTATAGAAGGAGATGTTACAGCTTTAAAACAGTTAGGAGAGCTATTAGAGTTTTTATGTGAAGAAACATTAGTAAATCCAAGCTATAAAGAAATAAAAGAAATAGGTATAACGCTACCACTAGAAATGAAAACAACAATTCTTACTTATGTTCAAGCTGGAATTGACGGGCTAAAAAGCTTTCGTAAAGAGCAAGAACGTATTGAGAATAATCAATCAGTCGGAGAAATATAGAAGATTACCAAGTGAAATAGCAAGAATAAAAGATGAGTACGTGGCTTTTTGCTTTGATGAAGCTTGTATGTATATATCATGCCAACTTGAAGAAAAGAAAAAACCACGATGGAGTGAAGATCTAATAGACCAAGAAACAGGAAAGAAAAAAACATTTATATCAGAAGCATGGAAAAAACAAAGAAAGGAGGGTAAATAATGCCGGATACAAACTTAGGAACTGCAACAGGCTATTTAAATCTTGATATTCATAACTGGAATAATGCATTAGATGATGCTAGAGAGAGTTTAAGGGAGTTTGAAAATAGTTCTAATTCTATGGGTGATACGTTAAGAAATACACAACAAGCTACAAATGGAGCAAGTGATGCATTACGAAACACGAGTGATTCAGCCAGCAGAGCTAGAAGTGCTTTTGATGGTGTTAGACAGGTAAGTAGTAGTACGAGCAATGCTTTTGATGATATTACAAGTTCGACATCTAGAACAAGAGATGAATTCAGCAGAACAACTCGAGAAGCGCAAAGATTCGAAAGACAAATGCAGAGATTAGAATATCAACTTGGTGGAGAAGTGCCACAAGCCACACGAGAGGCCTATCAAGAAATGTATAGACTTAGAAATGAACAAAGAAGAGCATCGAGAACTTACGGAAGTTATTCTAGAGAAGCTATGCAAGCAAGAAATGCGATGACAGAATTTGCATTAAGTCTAGATGATAACACATTTAGGCAAGTCTACATGAGAAGTCAATTAGGACTTACAGAGGGGCAACTTCAAAGACAAGCTAATAGTATACGACTTAATGCGAGAATGACTAGTTTAATGGGAGACCAAACTCAAATTCTTACACAACGTATGCAAGGTTTACAGGCACATGGAATTAGACCAGAAATGTTATTACCAGCATCAACTCCAGGACAATTTCGATTATTAAGTGAAGCGATGAATTTAGGAGTTTCGCCACTAAATCGTCTATCTGCAGGATATAGAACGTTAGGTGGTAGAGTTGAAGGAGTTATAAAAGGATGGTCAGCTCAAAAGATAGCTATGAGAGCAGCACAAGGCTCAATGGTTACATATGGTTTATTGATGCGAAGTATAACTGCAGGTATGGCAAATTTAATGTTATTATTCCCTATGCTAGGAGTTGCAGCAGTTGCTTTTTATGGTAAATTAGCTTCTATGGCTATAGAGAGCGATAAGAAATTGCAGAACTTAGCAAATACAGTTAAAAACAAACTAGGTAAGGCATTTGAGCCTTTAATGGATATAGTAAGAAAAGTAGTAGAAGTAGGTTTAAAAGGCATTGAAAAAATAGCTGATGTAATGATAAAATTCAATGAAGTTCATCCGATTATAGCAAAAGTAGCTAGTGCGATAGCACTATTAGCTCCAGCTATGACATTGTTACTGCTACCACTTGGCTTAGGAGTAGGGTTAATTAAAGGTTGGAAAATAGTATTAAATGAATTATGGAAGGTATTTGGACCGCTTGTAATAATGGTAGGGAATGCAACTGCTACATTTTTAGCCCTCGCTATACCGATTGGAATTGTTACTGGAGCTCTTATTTATCTTTACAAAACAAATGAAACATTTAGAACTACTGTAAATAATGCTTGGCAATCGGTTAAGGAAAAAGCTGCAGATGTATTCGGAACACTTGAAAAGTATTTTACAGAAACTATTCCGAACGCATATAAAAAAGGTGGTATAAAAGGAGTTTTAGATCAATTCGCGGATACATTCAAAAGCGGATTAGATAAGGTAAAATCATCACTACCTCAATGGCTAGAAAACGGTAAAAGTATGGCTAGTAACCTTGCACAAGGAATTAATCAAGGTTTACCAGCTTTACAGGCAAAAGCAAGCGAAATGATATCAAACTTAGTAGCAGGAGTTTTAAAAGTAGCTCCAAAATTAATAGAAACTGCAGGACAATTAATTCAAGCATGGTTAAAAATGTGGAGTAACAATGTAACACTATTTTTAGATGCTGGATTTAAATTACTTGAAATGATTATGCAAGGTATAGCACAGGCATTACCAGTGTTAATCGAAACTATAGTAAACGTTATATCTACAGTAATAAATATTATAGCTGAGAATCTACCAAAAATAATAGAAGCGGGAGTATACATCATAACTGCGCTTGTAAATGGTATAAGTCAAAACCTACCAGCTATAGTTGATATAATAACAAATACTCTGAGTTCTATAGTGAATATCATATTAGAGAATCTACCGCTAATAATTGAAGCAGCAGCACAAATTATAACAACCTTAGCAGTTGCATTGATAGAAAATCTACCAATATTATTAGAAGCTGCAGTAAAATTAGTTATTGAAATTGCTAGATGCATATTAGAGAATTTACCGCTAATAATTGAAGCTGGTATCCAACTTGTAATAGCATTAGGACAGGCAATAATACAAGCATTACCACAGATAGTTGCAGCAATTGGAGAGCTATTTATTGGAATCTTAGAAGTAATTGCGGAGGAGATAGGTAAATTAGGCCAATTTTTATTAGATAAAGCTATGGAAATAGTCCCTCAAATTCAAAGTAAAATATCAGAACTATGGGAACAAATAAAGATAACAGTAACAGAAAAAGCTACAGAGTTATGGAATTCTATAACACAATGGGCAAATAGTGTATATAGTAGCGCATCAAGTTGGATTAGCAATTTGATATCATCAATAGGTACGTGGTTAAGTGGCTTACCAGGAAAAGTAGGCTATGCATTAGGGTTTGTATTAGGAGCCATAACTAGCTGGGGAATTAATACATATAACTATTTTGCTACAAATATACCGATGTGGATTAACTCAATAGGAAACTGGTTCTCTCAATTGCCTTCCAAGATAGGTAAATGGCTTACAGATACATATAGCAGAGTAACTCAATGGGGTAGTAATATGTTATCAAAAGCGCAAGAAACTGGTAGTCGATTTATAAGTAATACTATAAATTGGTTTCAACAATTACCAGGAAAGGTATGGAATTTCCTAAGCAATACTTACAGCAAAGCAACTCAATGGGCATCACAAATGATTGCGAAAGCACAACAAGCTGGAAGTCAATTTGTAAGTAAAGTAGGAAGTGCATTATCAACATTGCCAGGGCGAGTATGGTCATTTTTATCTAGCTGTATATCAAAAGCAATTAGCTTTGCATCGCAATTTGGAGCGCAAGGTCAAAAAGCAGCTAATGATTTTAAAAATAAAATAATAAACGGAGTTAATTCTATCCCTGGCAAAATGGCAAGTATAGGCAAACAAATAGTACAAGGTATATGGAGAGGTATATCTGGAGCTGGAAGTTGGCTTAGAACTCAAATATCTAATTTTGCCAGTGGAGTAGTAAAAGGATTCAAGGCTGGATTTAAGATTAATTCACCAAGTAAAATTATGCGAGATATAATCGGTGTTGGTATAGTAGAAGGTATTGGTGTCGGGATAGATCAAGAGGAAAATAGTTTGCTTGGAAAAGCTAAAAATCTAGCTAATAGTGTAGTTGGTGTTATGAATAACAATGCAACTACAATGGATTTAATAGGTACTGCTAAAGGATTAACTGGTAATATTGGTGCTGTAACTCAAACAACACAAAATAATACAAGTAATGCTATAAATATAAATATAAATAATCCTTGTATAAATGATAAAATAGATATAGAAACTCTAGCAAATGACCTAGCATTCTATCTAAAAAGAAAAAAAGTATTAACAGTATAAGGAGGTGTAGAAATGGAATTTACAGAATATAAAGACCCGATAGTTTTATATTTAGACGATAAACCGAGTACAGATTATGGAATAAAGGTGTATGAAAGTAATATCCTTTCTGCGCCTTCTAAAAAATTAGAGTTTGTTGAAATAGAAGGAAGAGACGGAGCACTAACAATAGACAATGGATATGAAGATTTTGTATTAACACTTGGTTGTGTGCTTGTAAATAATAATAGCAAAGTTGAAACTACTCCAGCATTAGCAAGAAGGGCAAAGAAATTCCTTCTTAACGGAGCAAATAGAAAGATACAATTAAGTGAGGACATGGGTTTTTATCTATTAGGGACTTATAATTCTGATGTTGACATAGAAGAAGCAATTGAAAACTTTGGATTGTTCCAGGCACAATTCAGATGCAAGCCTTATAGATTCTCTAATAGTAATAAAACAGTAGAGATAACTACTAAAAATACTGTAATAAAAAATGATGAATATAAAACCAAGCCTGTTATTGATGTGTATGCAACAGGAGACATAACTATCAATATAAATAATCAAGAAGTTGTTTTAAAAGCCTTAGAAGGACATATACAACTTGATTGTGAAAAAATGAATGCAACTACTGTTAATTCGCTTGGAAAAATAGTAAATGCAAATCAGAAAATGTATAGTGATTTTCCTGTTTTAGAAGAAGGTAATAACAATATAACTTGGACTATAGGAACAGGCGCTAGTTTTACTAAAATAATAATAAATTATAGAATGGCGGTGATATAGTGATACCAAGAATTTATGATAACAGTTTTACAACGTATGAAAGCAATGGATTAGGTTTATTGGTAGATGCTATATCTTGCCAAGTTGAAGAAGAGTCTAATGGAGATTTTGAGTTGACACTCGTATATCCTTCTGATGGCTCTTTTTTTTATGCATTAAAACAAGATAACCTTATAAAAGCTGATGCATCGGATAACTTAAAAGGGCAGCTTTTTAGAATAGATACAATATCAAAACCTCTAAATGGCCAAGTGACTGTATATGCAAAACATATTTCATTTGATTTAGCTAAAAACTCTTTAAATGAGGATGTAGCTGAAGAAAATATAAAGTGTGAAAATGCTGGTAAACATATGCTTCAAAAATCTGATGCTGACAGTAGATTTTCTATTGAAAGTAATATAGAGATGCTTGGTAACTACAGCATGGATAGAAAAACAGATTGTTTGAGTGCTATAGCTGGGACAAGAGGTTCTCTTATAGATACATTCGGTAATGGTCCTAAGCTTCTTAGAGATAACTTTACAATATCCGTACTTACTAGAAGAGGTAAGGATGATAACACTCTTATAGCTTATAAGAAGAACATCACAGGCTTTACGTTAGAAGAAGATTATTCAGAAATAATCAATATTATAAAACCTTATGCTACTTATACAGAAGATGAAGTTGAAAAAACTCTATACATTGACGAAATAGGAGTAAAATCATCTAGATATGTAGAAGGCGATATAGTAAAAAGTCAATGGATGGATTTTTCAGACAAATTTGACGAAGATGAAGCTCCAACAAAAGAAAAATTAAAAAATCTAGCTGAAAAATATTTCAACGATAATAGCTGCGACCTTCCTAAAATGACTTATAAAATAGAATTTCAACCGCTTAGCCAAACGGAAGAATACAAGGAAGATGGATTAGCTGAACTAGAATATATAGGCATGGATGATAGTGTATATATAGCTAACAGCAAATATGGAATAAGAGACCAAGCTAGAGTTATAAAAACAACTTATAACGTATTAGCAGACAAATATATATCTATAGAATTAGGTGATCCAAAGACAACACTAGGCTCAATCATAAATAAAAATAATACTGACACAGTAACAAAAGATGAAGTAAAAGACATTGTAGATAAAACAAATAAAAAAGATTATCCTAATACATTACCAGCAGTACCAATTGTTACTATAGATAGAGCCGGATTTAAGACAGTTTCTCTTAGTTGGACTTTTGATAATAAGCCTTATTATTCTTATCAAGTTTATGCTAGTCAAGAACAAGGATTTAGCCCTAATGCATTTGACTTGATTTATGAAGGGAAAGGAAGTGCTTTTCTCCATGAGGTAGAATGCTCACAGACTTGGTACTATAGAGTAAGAGCGATTAATACTTATGGAAATGCTACGGATTTTTCAGAAGAAGTTAGTGCAACAACTACCAAAATAAGTGATGCTGCAGAATATTTTCAAGAAGCTGCGATAGAAAGTGCTTTGATTGGATCACTTAATGCTGATGTAATCAATGCTGGGAAACTTAAAGGTACTTTCATAGATGCAAGACAATTAACAGTGACAGATGGAAACGGAAACGTTACTTTTTCAATAGATAGTGCAGGTAATGTAAATATTCGAGCAACAGAATTTAGTCTAGAAGGCAAAACTATTAATTCTTATATTAACGATGTAACTACTGATATATCCAAGCAAAAAGAAAGAATAGATAAAATACTTGAAGATGGTACATTAATACCTTCTGAAAAAAGGCAATTACAAATAATTTTAGATGATATAGTAGAAGAATATGCTGAAATCACAGCAAATGCCTTAAAGTACAATATAGCTTACAATGATTTTCAAACTGCATATAATGCTTTATATAATTACTTAACTGTAGATTGCAAAATAAACGACATTGAAATTACAACAAATGTGCATCAAGATACTTTGAAAAATTATTTTGAAAATTATTATACAAAAAGAGGAAATATAAACAATTTAATAAATGATGAAATAAATAGTAATATTGACGATAAATTAAGCAGTTCAGATTCTGAAGCAGTATTTAATGCTCTTACTAAAAATGGAACAATACAAGGGTTATATATGCAAGATGGAAAACTTTATTTTAACGGTCAATATATTAATGCTAAAAATTTAAAAGTAATAGATTCAAAAGGAAATACTACTTTCTATATAGATTCAAATGGGAATGTAACAATTAATGCAACAGACTTTAGCTTAGAAGGTAAGGCTATAGATGACTATGTAAATTCTCATGTAGTAGAAGTTACAGGAATTACAATGAAGAGAGTATCTATATCTTACTATATTTCTACTTCACCTACTCAGTTATTAGGAGGTAGTTGGTCCACAACAAAACCTACTTGGGTAAGTGGGAAATATATATGGCAAAAAACAGTAACTACATATTCTAATAATACAACAAGCGAATCAGAACCAGTTTGTATAACAGGACCAAAAGGTGAGCAAGGTACTCCAGGTGGTAAAGGCGACCAAGGTGTGTCTATTACTAGAGTAAGTAACAGATATGGCAAAAGTACATCTAAAATAGACCCACCAACAACTTGGTATACAAGTTATCCGGAATGGGAAAGAGGTTATTACATATGGACTAAATCAATAATCTATTATAGCGATGGTACAACAACAGAAACTACACCTTATGTAGATACTTCCTGGGAAGGCATGGCAAATCTTGTAGATAATAAAGTTGATAACACACAACAAGCAATATTTAATGCTCTTACAAACAACGGACAAGTACAAGGTATATATTTACAAAATGGAAAAGTTTATTTAAACGGAGAATATATAAAAACCAATAGTTTAAATGCATCTAATATAACTTTCGATGATTTAACAGGTAAAACTATAAAAGGCGCTAGATTTTTCACTGCACCTAAAGAAGGTGCAACTGATGGATATTTATTTAGAATTTATTCAGATGGTAGTGTTTATAGTTCTAAAACAATCCAAGTATATGGAGAATCTAATGATGGAAGTTATGCTCAATTAACTCCTGGCAAAGTAACTGCGACAGAATATTTACAATCGCCAGGACTTATTACAAGTAACAACAGTCTTTATTTTGGGATACAAGGATATACGCCACCAAATGATAACTCAACAAGAATGGTTAAATTGACAAGAGATGCAAATAATGAATATACCTATTTCATGCCTTGTTATAATCCTACAAGCTCAAGTGGGGGTATAAGATTAGGTTCTACAAGTGGATTTTGGAATGTTGTATATGCAACTAATGGTGTAAAAACAAGTTCAGATAGATCACTAAAAGAAAATATTAATTACTTAAATAAAGAAAGCTCAATTAACTATGATGATTTGTATAATTTTATAAAAAACGATTATGCCTTAGCAACTTATAATTATATAGGAGAAAGTGAAAAGAGAATATCAGCTATAGCCCAGGATATGCTTGTAAATTCAGATGGTACTGATAATAAAATTGGACAGTTAATAACTAATTCAGAAGAAGCATATAAAACACAAGCAACGTTAGCAATAGAAGAAACCCAATTGGTCAATGTATTAATAGGAGCATTAAAAAAGACAATGGAGAAGGTTGAGGAATTAGAAGATAAGCTAAATAGTAAATAGAAAGGGGATGTTGATTTGATTAAATATGATTACACAGTAACGGTTACAGGTAACACGGCAAAATTAGATAAAGACATATATTTATTTAGGGGAAATAAGAATGTGCATTATTATTTTGCTATAAAAAATGCATCTTTTAATTTTAAGGGGACTACAGATTTAATAGAAAAAACAAACGCAATAAATGCTGCAGTTACAGTTGTGAAACCAAATGCAGTAGAAGTAGCAAATGCAATAGCAGAAGTTGAAAATGGGAAAATACACCTTAAGGTAACAGAAGATCTAATCGATGAAGAAGTAGAAGTCGGAGATTTTGATTTGGTATTTGATTTGTTCGATGATACTGACGGGGCAGTAACAATTCCAAAAGTAATAGGACAATTCCATGTACTAGAAAGACCATGCACAACTCCCATTTCCGAATTGGTAGCAACTAACACAACAAATGAAGTAGACCAGGCTCTAACGGATTATGCTATTGTTACTTATGCAGAGCCTGTAGCTTCTACAAATGCAGACGGAACTTTTGCTAAAAAAACATGGGTGCCAAAAGAAAAAATTACAACAGCAGAGTTAAATAGAATAGAAGAAGGTATTTTCAAAAATAGTTCGCAAATTAAAGATATTGCGAACTTATCTCTTGCACTAGGAAAAGATGGACTATTATATATTAAAAAACAAGATGGAACACTTATAGGAACTGGTGTTAAAGTTAATAATGATACTGATTTATCTAAAGTAACTATGCAAATAAATGGTAATACGTTAATATTATTGAATAATGGAACTCAAATAGCATCTGTAGATTTGCCTAACAACATGAGTGCTACCGATGTATCTAACTTAATAAAAAAAGGTGTTTCAGAAACTAACTATAATGCTTTAGATACTACGGATAAACGTATTATAGGTGGAATTAATGAAATTAATATACACTTAAACAGTACGGCGAAAAAAACAATCGTAGAAGGAAATAAAATATATTTAGCAAAAAGTGATGGAACAAAATTAGATACAGGAACTATATTACCTACAGGTGGAACTGGTAAACCTTATGATGACACTTCCATAAAATCTGATATAAGCAATATTAAAAATGACTTAGGTACTGCACAACTAACTACTACTGCTCAAAATGTTAAAGGAGCAATAAATGAAATTGATGCAAAATGCGATGATATTGCAGTCAAAACTATTACAACCGAAGAGAGAACAAAATTAACTAACTTGAAAAATTATGATGACACAAGTATAAAAGCTGATATTAATAACATTAAAGCTGACTTAGGTACTGCAGAATTAAATACAACTGCTAAAGATTTAAAAGGGGCAGTTAATGAAATTAATGCACAATATAAAGATATTGCGAACTTATCTCTTACAAAACATACAGATGGAAAAGTTTATATCAAAAAACAAGATGGAACACTTATGGGAACTGGTATTGAAATAGGTGGAAGTGATGTGGACTTATCCAAAATAACAATGAGTATGAGTGGGCAAACACTTAAACTTATGAATGATGGTACTCAAATAGCAAGTGTTGAAATTCCTACTGCTACTGTTACAGATGAACAAT